TTTCGTCGCATCTTCTCGCGCTTCGAGAAGCTCGACGTCATGTTCAAAGGCTTTATCCACTTCGCACTGATCGCCGATGGGCTACGTTAGTGTGAACAGGCCCTAGAACCCTGCGCATTCGGGATCAAGGTCAAACCCAGAGGGGCGGGACCGTGGCGCTTCCGTGTCGTCACGAGTTTTCGGGTTTGGCTGTGGGACAAGTCGGCGAAGATATGGAAGAAGACCGGGCCCGTCCGCGTTGGATTCGCGATCGAAGTGCCGGTACGGATAGGGATACATCGATATGGAGAGGAGGAGATCGCGAGCGCCCTGGCCAGCGTGACTGGGCGCGACGGACTCGCCGCGCGGATCGATGTCGAAGTCGACACCGGACAGTCCGGTGATCATGAGCTGAGCGTGTCTCTGGTCAATTGCTCCCCCAAGGAACATCCGGACTTCAAAGACACACGGCTCTACCAGTGCGAGTTGCGAGTCGAGGATCTCGATACGCTCCCTTTCATGCTCGAAGCACTGGAGGATTCGTTCAGATACGACAGGTGTATCGAGGCGTACGGCATCAACTGCGGCGTACGTACCGAGTCTGGAGCCATCGTCACGGAAGATGCGGTCACGGTCGACCGCCGTAGACCTCGGTACTGGAGCGTGGACGATCCGATGCCAACCATGCGATTCATGGATTTGGCGGCCGATCCGATCGGGCCGGCGGAAGCTCTACTTTCGGCGCTGAGGAGTTGGGGAGGCGCCAACTGGGCGGCCGATGTACTGGAACATCGGGCGGACGCAGAGAGATGGTCGACCGAGATGCAGCAACAAGCGACCAGGGCCGCCGAGGAATTCGAGCGAGAGTGTGAGCGACTCGCGAAAGGCATTGAGCTATTGAAGTCCGACGAAGCTTTGTTTCGCGCGTTCACCGGAATGAATCGCGCAATGTCATTCAGTGCCCGGGGCAAGTATGACTCCTGGCGTCCGTTCCAGTCGGGGTTCTTGCTCGCGAACCTTTCGTCGGTCGTGGACAAGGAGCATGAGCCGGATGTCGTCGACGTCGTCTGGTTTGCGACGGGCGGAGGCAAGACGGAGACGTACCTCGGCCTTTTGGTGACGGCTGCGTTGTACGACAGAATGACCGGGAAAGTTTCGGGGATCACTGCGTGGAGTCGTTTCCCTTTGAGGATGCTGTCCCTACAGCAGACCCAGCGTTTCGCCGACGCAATCGCCTCGGCAGAGATGGTACGCCGCGAGATGGGTTTGGCAGGAGATGGTTTCTCACTTGGGTTCTTCGTTGGGCAGGGTGCAACCCCCAATCGCATCCTCGAGAACCCCAAGCCGGGCGAACCGGATCCCGACGACGACCAGATGCCGCGCCGATACCAGGTACTGGAGTACTGCCCCTTCTGTCACGAGCGTTCGATAACGATGGACTTCGACAGGCGCACATGGAGGCTCCAACACCGATGCGGAAACACGGCCTGTGTAGCGAATGGTGACGCTCTGCCGATATACGTGGTCGACGAGGAGATCTACAGATTTCTACCTACGGTGGTCGTCGGCACCCTGGACAAGGCGGCATCGATCTCCCTTCAGGCGTCCATGCGCGGCATGGTCGGTGCTCCCTTGGGCGTGTGCTCCAAAGAAGGGCATGGATACACCTATGCCCCGAGGAGTTCACGTCCTTCGGGATGCCTCGTTCCCGGTTGTCGGGGGACTCGCCAGGCGCTACCCATGGAGGAGGATAAGTATGGACCGTCCTTCCGACTCCAGGACGAACTGCACCTCCTGCGGGACAGTCTCGGGGCTGTCGACTCACACTACGAGGCTTTGTACGACGCGCTGCAGGACGAACTTTGCGGCAGGAAGCCAAAGGTACTTGCATCCTCCGCGACACTTACGGGTTACGAAAAGCAGGTAGACGTTCTGTATCGGCGTGCGGCGCGTGTTTTCCCCGTTCCTCCACCGCGTGTCGGCGGAGGCTTCTGGACCGCGGATTCGGAAAGCTTGATGCGCCGGTTCGTGGCGATAGCGCCGCGGGGGGTGACCATCGAGTACACGGTCGATCGATTGCTGACCGAGTTGCAGATCGCTGTGCGGGATCTGGCGCGAGATCCCGTATCCACGTGTGCCGATATCGGGATCGATCCGCAGTTCTCGGCAGAGTTGCTCTCTCTGTATGGAACGAACGTCGTTTATGGGAATACGTTGCGTGACCTCGAGGCAGTGATGCGCTCGATGGAAACGCAGGTGCTCGTTCCTGGTGCGATCAATACTGCATCACTCACGGGAAAGACCGACTTCTCGGAAGTGCGCGAGATACTCGAAAGATTACAGAGCCCCGAGGACTCGTTCGAAGAGCGACTGCACATCGTATCAGCATCCTCGATGATGTCCCACGGCGTGGATGTCGATCGGTTGAACGTGATGGTGATGCTCGGTATCCCGCTGTCGGCAGCCGAATTCATCCAGGCCACAGCCCGGGTGGGACGCCACTTCCCGGGCCTCGTGTTCGTCGTCCACAAAATCGGCCGGGAACGTGACGCAGGGGTCTTTCGCTCCTTCAGACAATTCGTCGAGCAAGGGGACCGATTCGTCGAACCCATACCGGTTACGAGGCGCAGCCGCCGAGTCTTGGACCGAACCGTTGCCGGTTTGGAGCTGGCTCGCTTGCTGGTAATCCATGAGGGGTCTTCTGGAACTGCTCTGACGACTTTGCGCACTTTCAAGGACTATGTGTCGTCTGGGAAATTCGACGTCGACGTGGAACTCGATGCACTGATCGAAGCGCTTGGTTTGCAGAGCGAGCTCGACGAGCCGTTGAGAAAGGACCTGCGAGTATGGTTCGACGAGTTACGCCACAACATCCTCGTGCCACCCAATGACGCGCGTTTCCCTTCCGATCTGTCGCCGTCTGGTCCACCCATGCTGTCGCTGCGGGACGTCGAGAAGCAGGTTCCGGTCATCGGGACCAGGGTCTGAAGGAGGAGAAAAGTGAAAGAATCGAGAAGCGCTTCCCAGATCCTCTTCGGATTCCTTCCGGAACAGACCGTCGACCTGCGCGGCGGAGTGTGGAGAGTCAAGGACTGGCGGCATCCCAAGGTTCGCAGCGAGATCGATTCGGCATCGCTTCGGCGGGAAATCATCCGGCAGGCGACGCCGTGGAGTGCAGTGGGAATGGACGCCGGTTTCGTCGCCCATTTGCACGCGGGCGCACCCATCACAGTGTTGACGCTCGACGAGAATAACGGCGTCGAAGTGGAGCCGTTTCCGAAATCGTGGATTTGCAAATCCTGCAAGAGGGTACACGATACGCCAGATGCGACGTGTCCTTGCGGGGCAAAAGGTCAGAAGGGGCAGCTGTTCTTCGTGGGCTATCACGACAAGTGTGGAACACTCCGAGCACCGTGGATCCCCAAGTGTCCCGAGCACAGGCAGGTGCGCATCGTGTTTCCTGGGACTTCCTCCGCGACCGAAATCCGATTCGAGTGTCCGGTATGCGATCGAGAACTCCGGAAAGGGTTCGGACACGTCCCGTGCGATTGTGGTCAGGGCAATCTCGCCTTTCAGCCACATCGTGCGTCTTCTGTCTACACGCCCCGCAACGTGGTGATCGTCAATCCGCCTTCGCGGGAGCGCATACGGGCAATCGCCGAAGCGGGTGGGCCACCCAAGGCGTTGAGCTGGGTCGTGGATGGCATGAAGACCAAGACGGTCGAAGAAGTCCCAGCCAGTCGTGAAGCCCTGAGGCGGCAACTGGAGGCGCAGGGGCTGCCCCCGGAGATCATCGATAAGATGCTCGACATCGCCGGGACGGCATCTGGAGCACTGCAAAGTGAAGACATCGTGCTGCCATCGGGTCAACGAGAGGATGCAGAGGCCCAAGCAGTGACCATCGCCCTGGCGACCATGGAGTCCAGGATCCGAATCGACGATTTGGTGGCGGCGACCGATCCTTCCAGCGAGCTCGGTCTACTCTACCGCGTGCGATATGCGCATGCGCTGCGTTCGGCGGGATTGTGCGCAGTCGACCTGATCGAGCGTTTCCCCGTGCTCACGGGGCACTTCGGCTATACGCGAGGTGACCACGAGCCTGGCAAGGGGCGGCTCGTCCCATACAAGGGGCGCCATGGGCAAGGTTATAAGGTGTACGCGGACATCGCCGAGACGGAGGCTCTGTTCGTCAGGTTGGATCCGATGCGGGTCGCGAAATGGTTGGTCGATACAGGTCATCCACTCACCGAGTGGCACGACGAACGATCGGCTCGAACGGCCATCCTGGAGGCAGCACGCATCCCGTCGTCGACGGACGAGAAGGACGGGTCCGTCGGCGCTGCACTACTCGAATTGGTCCATTCCTATGCGCACCGTTTCCTGAGGATATCCGCCGTTCACGCCGGCATCGACAGAAATGCCCTTTCAGAGCTACTGCTTCCCCTGCATCTGGGGTTCTTCATCTACGCTGCCGCGCGGGGCGACTTCGTGTTGGGAGGACTTCAAGCCGTTTTCGAGACCGAACTGCACCGCCTGCTCGACGCCATCGTGTATGACGAGCATCGTTGCGCATTGGATCCGGGTTGCTCCGACGCCGGGGCGGCTTGCATGGCTTGCCTTCATGTCGGAGAGCCTTCCTGCCGCTATTTCAATCGGTATTTGAGCCGCCTGACACTTTTCGGACAAACTGGGTATCTGCGCAGCCCATGAGCCTCGGTTCATTGGCCCCAGACAATGGCGTCTTTGATCTTCCGGCTGGCAACGACATAGAGACCCACCTTCGCCCGACTCAACCCGACATAAGCAACGGCGCGAAGGTCTTCGATCGTCGCGGCATCCGATAAAGCAAGGACGACCACGTCACGTTCAAGCCCCTTGAAACGGTAAACGGTTTCGACGGGGATACCATGACCGTCCAGTGTGGTGAATAGATGCCCAGCCACGCCGGTCGATCTCAGTTCTGAGACCACCGATGTGGAATCCGTCAGGACGATCAACTGGGTTGGCTCGATCTTGTCTTCGAGGACTATGCTCTCGACCAGGCCGACGACGTAGGGTGCGAGCTGCTCTCGACGGTCCACCTCCACGAACCTCGGCTCCGGTCCATCGACAAACTTGCCATCGAGGCGATCGTCGAAAATGCTGGCCACCCTTCGAGCTATCGGACCCGTGTTCCGGCAATTCACGGTCAACTCGAGTTCGACCAGTCCTTCGGGTATCGACCATCCTCGTCGATACAAATCTTGGTGAGAGTCGGCGAATAGGTATAGAAGACCATCGCCGGCAACGAGAGATTGTGTCACCGAAAGCCATTCCATGGCGAAATCCTGAGCCTCATCGACCAGTACTGCATCGTACTGCGTGCCGTTGCGAGCGGCAGCCTCGCCCAGAATTCGAGGGGCTTCGATTTCGTACCACTCGCTCGTCGGGTCGAACGGGGTCTTCGATTTGGCGCGTCGTGCCTCACGAAGTACGAGGCTGTGAAAGGTCTCGACGTCGACCGACGAGCCAAGCAGTGTCGACGCGAGATGCTGTCGCAGTGGTGCGTTGTAGCAGAGCAGCAGTACGCGAAAACCAGATGAAGCGAGCTGACACGACTTCTCTACGGCCAGCACCGTCTTCCCCGTCCCGGCACCCCCGAGGATCATGGCGCGCTTGACGCGTCTGATCGCTTGCAGCACCACCATCTGTTCGCTCGTCAAATCGAGCAACGCTTGCCCGGCGTCTCCAATTTCGTCTCGCAGGAGGCGTCTTACTCGAATGGTAGGTGCCAAATGGTCAACGATCCGCTGGACGTCACTCTTGGACAAGGCTCGATTCTGTCCCCAATGGCGGAATATCCGTTCTATCGCCTCCATTGGCCGAGCCAGATCGACACGGTCGACGACGATTTCTCTGGGTGCATTGAGCCCGAGAAGCTGAGTGACTTCTATGTCCGGAAACACGACGGCATGCACGATCGGATACCGTGTCAGGGTGGGATCGACCGCCTTGAAGAAGTTGAGCAACGCATATTTGGAGTCTTTCGCCTGATCGAACGGGTTTTTGATGGAACGGCGGATTCCATCGCCCCCAGTCGAAAACCAAGTGCCGTCAATGGCTTCGATCCCGCCGCCCTTCACCTCCAAAACGAGGATGCCGAGGTCGGGAGCCAGCACGACGAAATCGGCTTCGCCGTCGCCCTGCTTGCCCCCACGACGTGATTGCCAGGCAACCGAATGGAAAACGACGAGATCATCAGCGGTGGACAAGCGCTCGCGCACCTTGATCTCCGATCGCGGGCTGCTCGGTGATGCCTCACGGGGGTAGAAGGTCGTCATTTGCTCGATTTGCTTGGTTTTCGTAGCGGCCGACGGAGATATCGATGATCGGTGGTGGTGGCCGTTTGCTTCCTGTGCTTCCGCGTCTCGACGATCTTGGAAACATGACACGCTGCGTCGGCGGGTGGTTCATGCGCCCAAATCCTCACCACTTCCCAGCCGAGCTCCCTAAGGCGTCGATCGGTGTCGGCGTCACGGGCGCGATTGGCCTTGATCTTCGCTCGCCAGAATTCGGCGTTTTCCTTGGGCCAAGTGGCGTGTAGAGGGCAGCCGTGCCAGAAGCACCCATCGACGAACACTGCGACGCGCGGACCCAGGAAAGCAATATCCGCGACCCGTCGCGGTTTCGAAAGTAGTGGTACTTGCAGGCGATATCGTAGACCCAATGCGTAAAGGGCCTTGCGAAGTTCTAGCTCGATGTCGGTGCCGCGCTGGCGCACACGCGCCATACGACGACTGGCCTCACGCGACGAGGGGGTTACGCGCGACATCACGTTTCCCCTTTGTGCCCGTCATCGATGGTTGAATGGCGAGATGCTGGAGGATGCTACGACCGATGACTTTTCCAAGTGTCACCGGGACGGCATTGCCGATCATGCGCCCCAAGGCCTTGAACTGGATCGGCGCACCGTCCGGGACGAAGGAGTAATCCCCCGGAAAGCCCTGCAAGATGGCACCTTCACGCAGCGAGATCGCGCGGTCCTGCTCGGGGTGACCAAAGCGACCATTGCCGAAGCCGTAATACTGCGTGGTGAGTGTGGGAGCAGGCTCGTCCCAGACCATGCGGCCGTAAACACCGGGATAGGTGCGCCCCGTATCACGCTGGTGGCACTCCGCAATCAGACTTTTGGGCCAGTCTCGCCATGTTCCACCAGGGCGCGATGCCCGGATCCGATCGAGGTTGAGTTTCGATAGTTTGGAAGCCGCGTGCAGCGGATCACGCGGCAGAGAGTCGCCTGCGGCGATCGCTGGGAGCTTGCCAATCGCTTCGCGTACCGTCACTGGGCGATTGTGAGTGTACTCGGTGAGTTCGATGGGGCCGAGTCGCGATGCGAGTAGCACCATTCGACGTCGACGTTGAGGCAAGCCATAGCCAGAGCAGTCCACGACATCGTGCCAAACTTTGTAGCCGAGCTTTTCCAAAGTGGCTACGAAATCACCATACACCTCGTGTTTCTCTACCGTCGGTACGTTTTCCATGGTGACGATGTCCGGGCGCACACCTTTGACCAATCGCGCGAACTCATACAACAGCGCCCAGCGTGGGCTACCCACCGTGTCGTAGCGTTGGGCATAAGTCGAGAACGGCTGACAGGGCGCGCAGCCGGCGAGGATGCGGATATCCGCGTCGCCGAAAAGAGCCCGCAGTTTCGCAGGTTTCGATCGAGAGACGTCTTCTTCGATGAATCTGGCGCCGTTGTTGGTTTCGAATGGATGGCGGCACGCAGGATCGACATCAATGCCGGCGACCACAGGAATCCCTTCTGAGGTCAGACCGTGAGTGAGCCCACCCGCGCCACAAAACAAATCAATGCAGGCCAAGGTCGTCATTCATGATCTCCTTTGGTCGGCCAGAACGAGCTTGGCACCGTGACGCTCCTCTCCATCATCGGCTCGACGCATCGTCGGGTTCTTCCGACGCCTTGCCGGATCGCACCCATTCGTCGACTTCATCGGCCTTGAACTTCCAGAACCTCCCTACTTTGTGGGCCGGCATGTCCTTTTTCCCGATCCACGCATAGACCGTGTCCCTGCTGACCCCGAGGTATTCGGCGATTTCCTCGACGGACAACCATCGGTCGGACATGGTGGTTCCCACAGCATAGACACCCATGATCAGTGATTCTGCCATAGCTTCAGCGGGATTAAAACCGGTTTTATGCCGAACTGTCCTGATTAGGCGGGGTCGAGTCGGAGGTCGTAGGTCTAGATGAGAGTAGAAGCGTGGTCTCGGCACTCCGCCTTACTACCAACCCGGGCAGCACCTTCCCGCCGCTATACACCCACCGGCGCAGCTCCCTGGCAGCGCTCGACCAGTCGCGCTGGTTGACCCGGCGCCGTAGAGTCGAGGTCTGCAGCCGCCCTGCGCCGAGGTTGAACGTGAAGTCCACGATGGCCGCGAGCCGTTCCTCGGGCTCCGTCGCCAGCACCGGACAGTAGCGCAGTGTGGCGGCGAGCGCGGTTCGCAGATCCTGAGCCAGATAGATCTCGCCCTCATCCTCGGTGATCGGCGGATGGTCAGGCTTGCAAAGGTGTCCGTAGCCGATCGTCCAATACCCTGCCGGGCAAATATAGGGGTGCGCGCGGCGCTGCGGATCGTGCTTGGGCACCCGATGGAATCCCTCGAATCGCTTTGCCAGGCCGACCGCAGCCAATGGCACGTCGATCATGGACGCACTCGGTCGAAGACGCGGCCGAGGAACCAGAAGTTGAGCACGCCGGCCCACAGCGCCTGATCGGCCTCGGTCCAGGCGGCCTGGATGGCCGGAATCCACTCCACGCCCGCATCGATCGCGCCGACGAAGGCTGCCGTCTTGGCGGCGCAGTAGAGCGCCATGAACCAATAGGTGATCACCGGCCGCACGCTCGACGACAGCGCATCCGCCCAGCGCACGCCGGATCGTTGCCCTTGTGAGGCGACGGCTTCCTTCAGCGCCTCGATGGCCCCGGCGTTCCACGCGGCATCGGCAGCAGCGCCGATCTCGGCCATGCGCTGGGCGCCGCGCAGCTTCTCGAACTCCAGCGCCTTGTCCTGCATCGCCAGCTCGTGGCCGCGTTCGCCCTTGCGGTCGAGCCACTTGAGGATTTCGGGAGCGAGGCGGAAGGCCCCGCCGAGGAGGCCGCCGAGCAGGGTCTCGATCATTGGTCACCTCCGAACACCTTGAGCTTGATGACGGCGCCGGCGACCAGGGCCAGCAGGAAGCCGGTGGTGACGAGCCGGACCACGGTCTGCCAGGCGGTGTGCTTGGCGGCGTTGAAGGCCTCGAGCAGGCCGCGCAGCTCGCGGATGTCGTGGGCGGCGTCCTCGCCGTCGAGGCCCACGTCGGCCAGGGCGCGCCTCGCGCCGCGCTCGGCGGCGCGTGCGAGCAGTTCCTCGAACTCGTCGCGCGGCATGACGACCATGCCGTCGTGCAGGGTGGGTGGGCTCATCGTTGGTCTCCGGAAACGAAGAACCCGCCGGGTGGCGGGTTCGGTGGATGAAGGAAAGGGATGGGTTCAGACGGCGATGCCGGGGCTCCAGCCGGTCGCCTTGTAGACCGAGAGCACGCCCTCGTCCTCGACGAAGCAGGTCCAGCCGATCTTGGGGACGTGGTATTCCCACACGCCCGCGATGCGTACCGCGATCTGGTCGGTGCGGCCCGCCCAGACGCCGGTGGCCGCTGCCGGCACGATGTAGCGATCGCCGTCCACGGGTGTCGCTGGCGGCGTGGCGAGGTCGCGGTCCTTGACCGACAGCCCGACCACGGCGCCGAGGCGCTTCAGGTTGGCGTCCATGCCGCCGTTCCAGTTGTGTTCGCCCTGGGCCCAACCGTAGGTCAGTCCCAGGTTCGGATCATTCAAAGCCATCAGGCACCCCCGTAGTAGTCGCCGTAACGCAGGCCGTAGCCGGTACGGTCGAATTCGATGACGTGTTTCTGCCAGGACACATGGCCGTCGCGGCTCGCCTCGATCTCCACCTTGACGTGCGCGTTGACGCGCCCCAGGCCGGAGTCGCCAAGCTCCTGCGCCAGAGGCCAGGTGGTAGCGTTGCCGGTGATGCCGCTCACCGTGCGCGCGAGCTGCCCGTTCTCGTTGTAGAAGCGCACGGTGACGGTCTGGCCCGTCTCCGGCGTGATCGCCCCCTCGGTCTGCAGCACGAGGTAGGCGGTCTGGGACTGGCGATTGCGCGTGGCCCAGCTCACGTTGATCTCGCCGGCCACCACCGTCGGGTAGCGCTTGCCGTTGACCTGGGCGTTGCCCGGGCAGTACGGACGGATGAAGCGCTTGTTGAGCGGCAGGCTCATCTCGGTGGCCGCCGCCTCGGGCAGCGTGCCGCGTGCGGTGCGGGTGAGGAGCTTCACGCGCACCGTCTCCCCGGCCACATACTCCGGCGTGAGGTAGTGGCGGAAGCCGTCCACGAACCAGATGCGGCTGCCGGCTGGGTGGCTCGCCGGCACCGTATCGAGCATTCCGCGCTCCAGGGTGACGGTCTGGGTGGCGAGGTTGAGCGACACCACCTTGAGCCATTCGCCGTCGATCAGCGCCAGGCTGCCTGCGTCCACCTCCTCCAGGCCGATGCCGGCGGTCAGCGCCACGCCCACCTGGGTGGCCGCCTGCGGCAGCATGGCGGTGAGGACGGCCGTCGGCGTGAAGATGCCGAAGCCCTTGTCGGTAAAACTGCCGCTGACGCGGGCCAGCGCCTTGAAGCCGAAGGCGTCCGACGATGAGCGCGAACCGCAGGCTGCCACCAGGCCGTCGAGATCACCGATGTCGCCGAGCAGGCTCTGGGACTCGCCGGTGAAGTCCTTGACCACCGACCAGTACGGCACCTCGAACAGGGTCTGGTGGGGGCACGGCGCCGGCAGACTGGTCGGCTCCGTCCAGCCCGAGGGCGGCGGTGCCGAGTAGACCGACTGCGGCAGGCCGAAGATGTCCTGCACGCACTCCACTCGCACCGCCCCGTTCGCCAGCTCCCCATAGGCGATGCGCGCGACGCGCATCACCATCTGGTCGATGCCGTAGGGCGGCCAGGAGAGCTTCACCACGTCGCCGATGTTGAGGCCGGAGGCCTGGCGGTTGGCGACGAAGGTGCATTTGGCGAGGCTGCTGGAGAGTTGCTTCAACTCGCGCATGGCCACCCGGTTGGCCAGCTCCGCTCGGCTGATGCCGGGGTAGTTGACCGTGGTCGCCACCACGCCGCCGTTGAGCTGCACGGCGGCGATGTCCTGCACCGTGACGCTGCCGTCCTTGTCCGTGGCGCCGTCGCGGTAGACGACGGTCACCTGGTTGGTGATCTCGCCCCAGGAGGGCCGCGTGAATTCCTCGATGCGCAGGATGTTGCCCGGATCGAAGGTCGGCAGGCTGGAGAGCGTGTAATCGGCGCGCGCGAGCTTGAGGGTGAAGAGCCCGGTGCGCGGATGGACGTAGAGCAGTCCGTCCACGTGCCGGAGCACCGACAGGATGAAGTCCTCGATGGTCTCTTCCTTGTTCCACAGCAGCGACAGCCCGAAACCCTCGGCATGGAGCGTGCCGGCGGCCGCCGTGAAGCTGGCGTCGTCGATGTCGCTCGTCGGGTAGCCCATGCCCCACTCGCCGTTGGTGAGGCACTCGCGCACGATGTGGGCCGGGTTGGCGTCGCCGGAGATCTCGGCCTTGGCCGCGTACCACTGCCTCGGCACCCGCTTGGCGCGCACCGACCAGGGCTTGATGTAGGGGTTCATGGCTGCGACCCACACCCGGCGCAGGATCAGCGACACCACGCCGCGGAAGGCCGGAACGTCGGCGCCGAGGCGCTCCTGCAGGTAGGCGTTGCGTCCCTGGGTCGGCCCGCCCATCAGGATGTCCACCGGCCCCTGCACGCCGCCCTCGCGCTCCTCCCCGCCGAAGAGATTGGGGTTGTCGATGGTGATGGTGGTGTTGCCGGTGACGTTGCCCGACCAGGCGACGCGCTCGCCCACCCGGATCTCGGTGATGGCGTCCAGCGGGCCGTGACACAGGGCGAGGTGGGCGCCGAGGCCGTACCAATATCCGACCGTGTACTCCTGACTGCCCTTGCCGCCGCCGCTCATCGTGCCCGCTCCTTCTCGGCTTCCTCGGCGACACGGATTGCCATCGCGTCCCCCGTGGCACGTAGCCAATCGGCGGGGACCCCTCGCTCCACGAACTCGGCCCAGGTGTGGCTGCGCCCCTCGAACCAGCGACGCATGCCACGGGCGCAGTAGCCCAGGGCACGGGCATGCTCCAGCCGAGCAACCACGACCGTCATTTCTTGCCTCCGGAGGACTTGCGGATCGGCCGCACCTGGACGTCGCCGTACCAGACCACGTTGGGACCGGAGATCACCCGCGTGCCGAACAGCACCGGGATAGGGGCGTCCTGGGAGGCGATGGGCACATCCTTGTCGCCGATCTGGCCGGGCTGGGCGTCCTGCACCTTGGGGCGTGGCGCGAGCAGCGCCGACAGCACCGTGGTGACGACCCAGATGATGATCTGCTGCCACATGGGGAAGCCTCACACGATGGCGTCGCCGGTGAAGGGGTTCTTCACCGGGATGAAGGGGAAGCCGCCGAAGTTGTCGAGGTTGCCGAACCTGTCCCTGCAATGCGCCGTGGTGTGGTCGCAGCCGGCATAGAGCTGGACCGCATCGCTCGCCGCGAGGCCGACCATGGGCGCAACCAGGGTGAGGTCGATCCCGGCGTGGCCGACGATCATGCGCGCGCCGGCGGTGGTGGCGAGCATGCCGCCCACGAAGTAGCCGTCCGGCCGGCTGGCGGCGACGGCGACCTGGACGGTCACGCCGCTCACCGCCGCCACGGCGCCGTCCACCCGAAAGCTGTCCTTCAACGCGCCGCAGCCGCTGGAGTAGAGCACGTGGCGGCACAGCAGCTGATAGCGGGCGCGCAAGCCCGGCCGCTTCAGGCTCGAGGCGATGGGCTCGCACTTGAGGGTGGCCTCGGCGCCGGACAACCGGCAGCCGGTGATGCGCCCCTTCCAGTAGGTTATGAACTCGGCATCATTGGTGTGGCGCCGATAGAGGGTCACGCTCACGACACCCTCGGGCGGGGCGGCGAGAAACAGGCTCGCCACGGCCAGGTCGCGCGGCATGCGGATCTCCAGCCCGAGCCGCGCGAGCTCGTTGCTCTGCTCGAGGCCGCCGCGCGAAATCGTCGCCGGCGTGTAGGTCTCGGACTGGTAGTCCACCGCCACCTGCCCCGAGGTGTAGAGCCAGCGCTGCGCGCCCTGGGAGAAGCGGTAGAGCTCCTGCGGTTGTCCGCCGTGGGCGGACTGTTCGATGCCCAGATAGCTCATGGTCCTAGCTCATGATCTCAACGTCCGGGTAGAAAGCTGCACGCGCACCAAAGCGTCCGTCTCCCAATGCAGCTCGACCGCGTCCTGGTCGAGCCGGGCCAACTCCAGGTACGAGACCTGCAGGAACTGCTGGGGATCGAGGGTCACGCCCAGCGGCGCGTCCAGGGAGAGCAGCTCCTCGTCCTCGGAGATCTCGTTCGCCCCGGTGATACGGCGATGGAAGGTGCCGGCCGTGGTGAGGAGCCGCAGGTCGCGCCGCAAGGGATCGGCGGCGACGAAGCGGGCGTAGCCGACGTTGCGGACGACGAGGCCGGCATCCGTGGCCGCCACCGTGCGGCTGACTTCGAGGTCGGACTCGAAGGTCGGCAACCAGCAGGGATTCGCCCGTCCCGCGCGTGCGGCGAGCCAGCCCCGGAAGGCGGTCGCCTTGCTCCGGTCGGTGAGCAGCCAGGTCAGCGTGCGTCCGATGAGCGGGGAGCCCGACTCGTCGTCGAAGGTCGGCAGTCCCGTCCCGTAGTCGATGATGGAGAGGCGCCGAAGCCACCTGTCCTCGAGGTCGGTGCTCCGGTTGGGCCGCCAGTCGAACACCCGGTAGCCCTGATAGGCCGGGCCATAGTCGGCGACCGCGGGCGCCGTGATGTCCTCGATGCCGAAACGGCAGCGGCCGACGGCGATGGTGTCGGTGGGACGCGCCACGGCCACCTCGCCCTCGAGGCGGGCGAGCCGCGCCGGAAACACCCGCGTGCCGGCCGGCCAGCTCCCGGCCAGGGGGAGCTTGAGGGTCAGCGTGTTGCCGGCGATGGAGAGGATCTCCACCGCCTCGTGCCGCGTGTTGGAGCGCCACAGTACCGCCAGACCGCCCGCGTGGTAGTCGCTGTTGGCGGCATCCTGCACGGTGAGCGCGGTGCTGCCGACGGCAGCCTCGCCCGCAAGGGTGGAGACGTCGGTCCACACCGGCAGGCAGTAGATGCGTGCGCCCCAGGCGAACAGCAGATGATCCAGCACCTGGGCGTCCCGGCCCTCGATCAGGAATCCATACTCGAAACCGCGTCGCGGCAGCTGCCGCAGGCGCACCCGCTGCTCGGTGCCGTCGTAGGCCTCCAGCACCTCGGTGAGCCATTCCAGCCGCTCGGTGATCCCTTGCGACCAGTCCGGACGCATGCCGAAGACCACCACGCGGCGGCCGGTGACGACCAGCAATGCGGTGAGCCCGCCGGCAAAGACGAAGCGGTAGGCGGCGTCGATCACCGGCGCCCCGCGCGTGCCCGCTGCGAAGGTGTAGAGGCGCGACTGCAGCGGCCCGAAGGCGAGCGGCGGCGCCGGCTGGCCCGAGAGCAGCAGCCCGTCCGTTCCGGTCTCGTCGATGGCATCGAGCGTCTGCGCGTCGAACCGAGCGTTCCACACCTCCAGCACCCGCTCGACCGGACTCACCAGGTTGCCGAGATCGATGGTCGAAGGGATGACGTGGATGCGGTGATACCAGTCGGCCCCGAAGGCGGGCAGCAGAGCGCCGTTGACGCCGAGCCGCAGCTCGTCGACGGGCTGGGTGTCGAGCCGCGTACCCGGACGCGCGATCGAGCTCGCACTCGGGTCGAAAGGAAAGGCGACCGGCACGCGCTCGGAGACCTCCGGCGAGCGCGACCAGGTCGGCGGCTCCTGGCGGGCGGCACCAGGCAGGATGGAACCGGGAAAGGTCGGCATGATCCGCTCAGGGGATGAGTCTCACGGCATAGCCGTGCACGCCGCTCTTGCCGTTCTTGGAGTGGGCCGGGAAGGCCATCCACTGCTCGGCGCCCAACGCGAAGGCCTCCGCCGGCGCGTAGTGGGTGATGTTGAGGTAGCGCAGGTGAGCGGTGTGGCCGAAGGGCGAGAAGAAGCCGCTTGGCCGCTCCGCGAACACGTACAACGGGATCATGGGCGTGACGCCGTTCAGCGTGTTGGGCGTATGCCCCCACCAGTAGCGCGCGAGACTGTTGCGTGGGGTGCCGAGTCCCTCTTCCCACATCGCCTTGGCACGCTTGCCGGTCAATGGCGAGTTCTGGCAGACCGAGAACCAGGTGTCGGCCGAATCCACCGTGCCGCGCACGAAAGTCTGGCCGTAGCCTTTGTAATCGTTGAACGGCAGACCGCCGTGCCGATCGTAGGGGTAGCCGAAAACGTAGTCGTTGAAGCCGCTGTACGTATAGGTGTAGGCGTCCGGGCCGAACGCGCCCGACACGAACGCCCCGCCGCCGTAGCTGCCGAACTTCGCGAGATCCCCGAAGGCGAGATGGTGATAGACGCCGGGCGAGACCTCGGCCACACACATGATCAGTTCGGGCGTGGCGGCCGAGAGTAGGTGGTAGGTGTTGGCGGTGCCCACCTCGAACAGGCCGCAGGCCTCGGCGCGGTAGCTCGTGGTGTTGCTCACGTAGCTGGCGTTGACGATCGAGCCGGGTTGATCCCACCAGGGCTTGCCGGCATCGAATCCCGTCGAGCCGATCAGCCAGATGCCGGTGACGGTGTTGTAGCGCGTGGAGAGGCGCTCGTTCACCGCGGAGCGCAGATGGACGTAGAGCCCGCCCTTGGCGAGCGACAGGGTCTGCCCGGTGCCGTCGGGGACCCAGCGCAGCTGGGTCCAGCCGTTGGCCACCGCGAACACGCGCAGGGCATCGAGCAGCTGATCGGGGTTGGCGGAGGTGCCGGTCTGGTAGGCCATGGTTGTTTACTCCAGGCGCAGCGCCCAGTAGTCGCGCACGCTGGTGCGATACACGTTCTGCACCACGAGGTGGTCCACGCCGCCCACCGTGATCAGGTTCTCGGCGGCGTTGTTGAATCCGGAGACGTGATAGATGCCCTCCAGCTCGCCGAAGAGGTCGTGATCGGTGCCGGAGTTGTTCTGCGTGAGCACCACGGGCGAGAGCACGTAGGTGCCGTCCGGCGCCTCGCGCAGGTTGCCGAGATAGGTGTAGTTCGTCGGCCAGACCGGGCGCGGCCCGTCGTAGCGATACTCGGACGACGAGTAGGCGAGGTTCTGGAACGGCAGCCAGGCGCCCGAGGGGCCGCGCAGCATGCAGGCGGTGTTGGCGTTGTTCTGCCCATCCTCGCCGGGGTCGACGAAATGGCGGTGGTTGGGCGAGGTCACGCTGTAGTTGCGGCCGCGCTGGCCGGTCATCGAGCCGCCGACGAGCAGCGGATACGGGTACTGACCCGGCGTCGCGTAGGGCAGGACGAAGCCCAGGTGCGCCGCCTGGTAGACGGTCGAGATCTTCGCCACCACCACGGCGCGCCGGCCGTTTGCCACGAACCAGTACGGGATCGCCGTGTTCCAGAGCGACATCATTGGCAGCCAGCCGCTGATCGCGCCTGGTTGCGTATAGAAATCGTTGGCCGGGTTGAAGCCGATGAAGCCGTTCAGGTCCCACATGTAGTAGCCGGCCGTGGCGTTCTCGTAAGCGCGGATGCCGCAGTAGATCTCCTCGGCACCGGCGAGTCCCGGTGCCTTGAGGATGAGCTCTTTCGTGGCGGCGTCCGTCGTCCAGCGCAGCGCCTGCCACTGTTGGCCTGCGGCGACCAGATTTGGGTGAGCGGTGAGGAAGGCATGGAAGCGGTCCAGCAGATCGCGGTAATCGCTGGCCGTGCCGATTTCGAACGCCATTTATGCAAGCACCTGTCTGACGGCTCCCGCATTGCGTTGCAGGATGTTGAGGATGGTCTTCTCGCCCGCGGACGAGTTGAGGTAGTCGGCGGCCATGGCCGGGTCGACTACGTTGACGATGCGCACGCCTTGGCCCTGGGCCTGCGGGGCCGGCGTCTCCGGCACCAGCCCGCCCGCGGCGAACGCCAGGGTGCGACCGGATACGCGCGGCCCGCCGGACAGGCCGTTGAGTGACTGCAGAAAGTCCACGCCCACCCGTTTTACGGCGGCGGCGTTCAGCACGAACTCGCCGGCCGACAGGCGGGCCGGGATCGAGTCGCTGGTGGAGGTGCCCGGACCGGTGACGTAGCCGCCGCCGGCGAAGCCCTGGAACAACGACGAGACGATTGGTCCCAGGCTGACACCGCCCGCACCACCGCCCCCGAACAGGGTGCCGAAGAGCGCCTCGGCGAGCTTCTGCGAGGCGATGCGGTTGATGGCGGCGAGCACCGAGCGGGCGAAGTCGGCGAAGGCGTCCTTGGCCGACTTGGCGCCGCTGCCGATGGCCTCGAACATCTGCGCGAAGCCGTCCTGCACGGCCCCGTCGATGGCGACCGCGACGTCGTCCACCACGAGCTTCACCTGCGCGATCTCGTTCTTCCACGCCTGCACGCGTGCCGCCGCCTCGGGGCCGATGGCGGTGGCGGCGGCCTCCAGTTGCGGCAACAATCCTTCCAGCGCGGTCCCGGTCTCCCTATGTAGCGCGAGGATCTGCTGGCGGGCCTGGGATTCCGTGAGCAGCCCCGATTGCCGCTGCAGGTTGATCGACTCCTCGGCGGCGCGCATGCGCGCCAGCGCCTCGTTGAACTGCCGCTCGTAGGCGGCGAGGTCCGCAGCCGCGGCCTTGACGTCGATCAGGCGGCCTATGGTCGCCACGCCTTCGGTGTCGCCTTCGGCGCGCAGGCGCTCGATGAGGCCCTGGTACTGCCGCTCGATCGCGGCGCGACGATCGTCCGCCGTAGCAACGCCCGTCAGATCAAGCAACTCCTCCCGCACGCGGGCGAGCTCCTCGCGCAGGCCGCGCTCGGCCTCGATGGCCTTGCGGGCACTGGCGACCTCGACGTCGGCGCGTTTGTTGTTGAGCAGGATGAGATCGGCCTCGAGCTTGGCGACCTCCGCCCGGGCTCGCAGTCGCGCGCCTTCGTCTCGTCCGGTGGTCGAGAGACGCCGCTGCTCGGCCAGCAGGCCCTGCAGGAGCGCGATCTCCGCATCGATCTCGCGCGTCTCCAGCGCGGTCTTGGCCGCGTAGTAGTCGCGGATGGAGATCAGCCGGTCTTCGAGCGCCCGGTCGAGCGCACGGCCTTGGGCGTCCAGCGTTTCCTTGAGGAGCTTCAGCTCCGCGTCCGCCTGCGACTTCGCCAGCCCTAAACGGGCGGCGCCGGTGTCCGCCGCCGGTTTGCCGGGGGCTTTCAGGCGCTCGACGAGGGCGGGATCGGCCTTGATCGCGGGAGCCCGGACCGTGATGGGTTTGGGCTCGAACAGGCTGTCGCGGAACTGCGCCAGCTCGTCCAGGCGCTGGACGAGGCTGCCCTTGAGCTCGGCGATGATGGCCTTGGCCCCCGAGACGTTGCCGGAGAGGGCCTCGACGGCGGCCGCCATGCCGCCCCCGATGGCCTCGCCCAGGGCGACGAAGGCCTTGCCCACGGTGGCCGCGCCCAGCGCCACCGTCTTCAATGCCAGCAGGATGCCGTCCAGCACCGCTCGCAGCGTCCCGCCTTCCTTGGCCGACTCCACCATGCCGAGCGCCATCTCGTTCATGGCCGGGAGGAAGGCCTTGATGATGCGGTTGCCGATGCTGGTTAGGCCCAAGCGCACCTGGGCCAAGGCGTCGTTGAAGACCTCCGCCTGGGCGGCGGTGTCGCCCCCGATCTGCACGCCGAGAGATTGCAGCTCCGCAGTCAGCGCCCCGATGCCCTCGCGTCCCTGGTTGAGGAAGGGGATCAGGTCCGCGCCCGACTTGCCGAAGATCTCGACCGCAAGCGCCGTCTTCTCGGCGCCGTCGGGCAGCACCTTGAAGCGGTCGGCCAGGTCGAGCAGCACCTGGTCGGTGGAGCGCAGCGTGCCGTCCTGGTTCTGGAAGGCGACACCGATGGCGGCGAAACTGCGGGCCGCGTCCTCCGTGCCGGTGGCCGCCTCCAGCATGCGGGTGGCGAGCTTGCGCAGCCCGCCCTCGAACTTCTCCGCCGAGACGCCCGACAGGTCCGCGGCCGGTATCAGGGTCGACAGCGACTCCACGGTGATGCCGACCCGCTGGGACAGCTTGCTGAGCGCGTCCGCCGACTCCAGCGAGGACTTGACCATCGCCCCGAGCCCAGCCGCCGAGACGGCCACGCCGAGGTTCGCGAGCAGCCCGTTGAGGGAGCGCGCAGCAATGCCCAGGCCGCCGAGATTGCGCTTGATCGAGTCGAACGCGCCCCGGGTCTGGTCGACGGCGGTGATCAGGAGTTGTGCGCGGTTGTTGGCCATCAGGCTTTCGTCAGTTCGTTCTGGATCGCGCCCGCGAGGCGCGGCAGCGTCCGCCGCACGGAGCCGGCGAGGTCGAGGCGTCGTTTGAGCGTCACGGACTTGACCAGGACGGCGATGGGGATCTCCTGGCCGCGCTTGATCTGCTTGGCGCCGGTGCGGGCACGCTCGGCGCGCTTGAAACGGGCGAGCGCTGCGGCGTTCTCGCGGATGTTCTCGGCCATCAAGATGACCTTGCCGTCCTTCTCGACGAAGAAGGCGTTGCCGGAGCGCATCAGCGCATCCACCACCTGGCGGAAGCGCTTCGGGCCGATGCGCCCGGGCAGCAGCGGGATCAGCAGATTGCCGGCCACCGTGCCGCCCCGCTCGTGCGCGCCCAGCCAGGGGATCTTGCTGCCCACCAGTAGGGCCGGCAGTCGCTCGGGCTTCTTGTCGAGGACTTTCGCCCGCATGCTCGATACGAAGCTCGCGCGCTTCACCTGGAAGGCCGTGCGCATCTGTGCACGGGCCGCATCGCGCACCTCGCGCCCGCCCGACTGCATGCCGCGCGCGACCGCCTTGTGGATGGCCTTGCGGCGCTCGGCCGACCAGGCTTTGAGCTGCCTCGGGTCGAACAGGCCGGTGGCCGAGAGGCTAATCCGCACGGCCGAGCTCCCGCTGCAGCCGTTCGATGGCACGCCGGTCGCCCTGGCTGCCGACGGCGGTGACCACGAGCATGGCGTTGAGGCGCTCGCGCTCGTCGCGCGCCTCGGCCGCGAGAAAGGCTTCCATTTGGGCGAGGGTGTAGTTCAGGACGTCGGGGAGGCGGTGCCCGGAGCGGATGAGACGGTGGAAGGCGTCGCCCCACTCAGCCGGCCGTTCACCCGCGCGGCCGCGTGCTGCACGGCCGGCGCCAGCCGTTGCACGAAAAAATCCGCGTTCACCTCGAACAGAGCAGCGGCCAGCCGGACGGCATCGTCCAGGGACAGCCGCTCGACCCATGCCTGCTCGCGGCGCGCGGCGAGCGCGAGTGCGCCCAGCAAGGGCTCGCCGTGCTCGGCGAGCAGCGCCAGCCAGTCCGGGTCCGCCGACAGTTGTCCGGCGAACGGGCGCACGGCTTTGATCAGCGCCGGCACCTCGCCGACCCGGATCGGGGTGATCTCCAGGGACTCGCCGCCGACCTCCAGCATGACCGGGGCCGGCGGAAAGGCGTCGAATGCGTTCATGGCGCACCTCACAGCAGCACGATGCGGCCGAACTGGCCGAGGTCGCCGGCGGCGGGCTTCACCGTGTCGGCCAGCACCTGGCCGGAGAGCTCGAACTTCAGCAGCTCGTCGGTGATGACCGACAGCTCCTTGGCCGGGTTGATGGCCACGCGGTAGAGGTCGATCACCACCTCGCGGTTGCCGTCGGCGGTGTTGAGCCCCTCGAAGCGCACCCAGCGCTCGGGCAGCGGATGGGTGAACATCGCGGTGACCGAGGCCGTGCCGTAGGCGTAGTCCACCTTGAAGGGCTCGACGTAAGGCCCGCCGGTGGTGGCGTCGAGGATCACCAGCGAGCCGTGCTTGGCGTTCACCGAGTACTGCGCAGCCGGCAGGGTCTTGGGGGTGGCGCTGGAGTCCTTCACCACCACCGACGAGACGTCCTGCTTGGCGAGCAGGTAGAGGCTGCCGGGGGTGACCGGGTTCGGCAGCGCCTCGGCGGTGACCGTGCCCGGGGTCTGGGCGTTGGTGGCGCCGTAGAGGGCGAGCGACAGGTTGGTCGCGATGAGCTCCTCCAGGGTGCAGGCGAACTCGCCCTTCTTGGTCTTGACGAGCTGCAAGTCGGTGAGGCGCTGGCCGCTCACCGACTCCTGGTGCTCCAGGGTCTCCACCGAGAGGGAGACCTTGAGCTCGGGCACGTTGCCCACGTAGGCCAACCCCTGCGGGTTGCCGAGTGCATCGCGGGCGCCGATGTAGACGCGCCCCTGTCCGGAAAAGTAAGGCATGGTCAGTCTCCTTTACGGGTCTTGATCGGGGTCTGGGGTTGGGGGTCGGCCGGCCGTGCGGCTCCGCGCTCGATCAGCCATTGGGCGGCTGCCTCGTCGAGATCGAGGATCTCGCCGGGGGCGTGGAGTTGGCCCGCATGGGTGTGCGGTTCGATGAGTTCGATGTGCATGGTGACTATCCTTTTTGGGTGAGGTCGGAGGCGAGCGTCCGGTAGCGAATCTCGTAGCGGGCAGGTACGGCCAGGGCTTGGCTGTCTGCGTCCTCCGCGTCCCACTCGCAGTCGATCTCGCGCACGCCCAGGGCCAGCCCGCCGAGGCTCGGCTCAAGCATCAGCGCGCCGTGCGCGGAGACGATGAGCGCGTCGGCCACGTCGAAGGCGTCGTTTTCGCGCGCGAGCGCGACGAGCCTCAGCGTCAGGGCGCGCTCACACCGGTCGTTCGCCTGCGCGAGGACCTGATCGCCTTCGATGAACAGCAGGAGCGCGGGGCTCGCCTCGCGCGGGAGCGGCACGGTCGGCTGGCGATGCAGCGGCGTCGGTGCGATCGCGGGACCGATGCGCGCCACGACCGCCCGGACCAGGCGCTCGCGGACGGAGGGCGTCATAGCCGGGTCAGCTTGGCCTGCATCTCGGAGCCGTCGCGCAGCTGGCGGACCTCGCGCACCCGATACGGGCTTCCCGCGATCTCCACCGTGTCGCCGGCGGCGAGGGTGAGCCAGGCGCTCGGGTACTCGAGGTGGTAGTCGCGGTTCAGGGCGAGCCCGTCGAGCGCCAGCTCGTCCGGAGCGCTGAAGACGCACTGCACCGTGAGCGAACCCACCATGACGTCGGTGAGCAGCCCGGCGCGGCCGGCGGCCTCGTAAAGATCCGTCACCTGCGTCATCACGCTGCCGTCAGCTTCACCAGCACACCGGGCCGGTGGCACATGGGCAGCGGGTTGCTCTGGGTGTGCAGGTCGGTGCCGCGGTCGAACTTGCGCGGCTCCTGCTTGGCGTAGAGCGGCAGGCCCAGGGTGTTGACCGTCTCGTTGAAGTCGGCGGGCGCGACGTAGGTGGCGAAGGTGTCGACGGTGCCGAGCGGGAAGCAGTGGGCCTCGCCCGCCGCGATGAAGCGCCGGGTGGTGCCGGAGGCGTCGCTCGCCTGGCCGCGGTACTCCTCGAAGGTGATGCCGCCGAAGGTGAAGCCGCGGCGCATGTCGTTGATGAGCACCGCGCCCTGCTGCCAGTTCTTGTAGGCCTCCTCGACCTTGGCGTGGCCGGTCAGCGTGTCGAAGAACTCGGGCGAGCACAGGCAGTGCACCCCGGTCGAGAACTCGCCCGAGAGGTTGTCCTCGATGTGGCGCAGCACCTCGGCGCACTTGCCCTTGACGTTGGTGTTGGCGTTGCCGAGGGCGAAGTTCACGCTCTTGGGCGTGATGCCGAACTCGGTGTAGAGATTGACCAGCGGCGTGGCATCGGCATCGAGGATCTCGCCCTTCAGCGCCCCCATGCGCAGGTGCTCCAAGGTGATGGCGTGCTTGTTGCGCATGGTCTCCAGGTGCCGGGCGAGCACGCCGGCCACGCTTTCGGTCTCGGTCTCCTGCCCGAAGCTGCGGATACCCTGGACCTCCTCGGGCAGCACCACGTCGTCGTGCGGGATGTGGGGCACGACGAAGGCGCGCATCGCGCGCTTGCCGCGCTTGCCCACGGTGCCGGGCGAGCCGGGCGGCAGGGTCGGCAGCAGGTTCAGCACGCCGTGCATCTCCTCCACCACGACCTGGCGGGTACGCACCGGCTTGATGGGGAACAGGTCCAGGGTCTCCAGCCGCCCGTAGCGGTTGGGGATCAGGTTGATGGCGGCGGTGAGGCTCGCCATCGAGAAGGCGGGATTGGAAAAGGGATTCTGCATGGTCAGGCTCCTTCACGAACAAGGATGCCGCGCGCTTCGAGGGCGGCGATGGCGGCGGACTGCTGCGCGGGCGTCAGCCCTGCAGGCCAGACCAGCGCATGGCGGGCGACGATGGCGTGGCGCGCGACGATGACCGCATCGAGGTCGGCGGTAGTGGCGTCGGCGTCGACGATCAGCACGCCGGCGGGCAGCTCAGTGCCGTCGGTGGCGGCCGGATCGAGCGCCTTCAGCTTGTTGGTGGCGGTCTCGCGGCCGACGACGCTGCCCAGGACGAGGCTCTGGCCGGCGGCGACCTTGCCTAAGTCGCGCGAGTACAGGTTGGGCGCCTCGTACTTCAGCAGGTCACCCAGATTCATCGGTTCAACTAGGGTCGGCATGGTTCACTCCTTTCCGGTGAGGTGCTTGACCGCCTTGATCAGCGGGTTGTGTTCGGGGGAAGCGCGGTGCGCGGCGTGCGCATCCGGATGGATCGCCGAACCGATCTCGGGGCTTTGGGTGCGGGCGGCGAGCAGCGCGCGGCGGACATCGGTTTCCGAGAGTCCTGCGGCCAGGAACTCGGCGGTGCGCTCCGGGCAGCCGCCGAGCTGGCACAGCTCGGCGATGGCCACGGCCTCGCGCCGGTCCGCCACTGTGGTGGTGGGCGTCTCGGGCGCGGGCGCCGAGGAGGCAGCAGCGGCGATGAGGTCCGTCTCGGGGACTTCGGGGGTCGGATCGGGGGATTGCATCGGGTCGTTCTCCTGTTTGGCGTAGGCGGAACCGGGACGCGTGCGGGGGGCCGGGTTCCGCGAACGGCCCTGCGGGTTCAAGAAGGTCGCGAAGACGGCGAGCAGCTGGTCGCGGCTCGCCACGGCGTCGGCGAGGCGGACGCCGAGTGCCTCCTCGCCGAAAAAGAGCCCGGCCTCCGTGGCGCGCACGGCGGCGGGGTCCAGCCCGCGCATAGCCGCCACGTGCCCGACGAACAGGCCGTAGAGGCGGTCCACCTCCGCCTGGAGGCGCACCAAAGCCTCGTGGTCCAACGGCTCGTGGGGCGAAAAGTCGTTCTTGTGCCGGCCGGCGGTGATCGCCGTGTAGCGATAGCCCTGCTGGGCGTCGCGGACCGACTGGTCGACGTGCATGGCGATGACCCCGACCGAGCCCACACCGCCGGTGCGCGTGACGGCGAGATGCGAAGCGGCGCAGGCGATGGCGTAGGCGGCCGAGAAGGCCGAGTCGGCGGCGATCGCCCAGACCGGTTTCACGGCGTCGACCGCGCGGATGCGCTCGGCGAGCTCGAACACGCCGCCCGCCTCGCCGCCGGGTGAGTCCACGTCGAGCAGGATGCCGGACACGGCAGGGTCGGCGAGCGCAGCATCCAGACGGGCGCCGATCTCGCCGTAGCTCATGAGGCCGGAAGCGGCCTCCAGCCCCAGGGTTCGGCGCACCAAAGTGCCGTGGATCGGGATCACGGTGATGCCGGGCGGTGCCGCGACCTCCGGGCTCGCGGGCATCACCGCCGGTACGGCGGCTTCAACGTCGGGCAGACCGATGCGGGGACCGAGCACGGAGAGGATCACGTCCAGCTTCGAACGCGCGATGAGAAGCGGCGTCCCGTAGAGACGGGACGCCAGGTGTACGAGCTGCATGTCAGGGTGCCTTTCGGTCTTGCGGCGGTGCCGGGTCGGAGGCCGCCGCGGGTGGGTTGCGGTCGTGGCGCGGGTCGGAATCGAAGACGAGGCCGAGCGCATCGGCGCGGGCGTTGTCGGCGGCGATCTCCCGATCCACGTCCTCGGCGTCGTAGCCGAAGGAGGACACCGCCTCCGAGCGGGACAAGAGCCCCGCCCGGATCGCGGTGAGCATGGCGTTGAACTCCTTCTGCGGATCGACCCACTGCCAGCCCTGGGGAATCCACTTGCAGGCGAGCCAGGCGCGGCGCCGCGCGGCGTCCCGGACGAAACCGGGGAGCTCGAGCCGTCCCTCCAGCACCGCCTGCGCCATCCACGCGCGCCACACCGGGCGGCAGAGCTGGTGGACGATGACGCCGTGCTGGATCGCCTCGCAGCGGCGACGAAACTCCAGGAGCCCCGCGCGGATGGAGGAGTAGTTCACTTGGGTGAGGTCGCCCGTGAGCTGCTCGTAGGTCACGCCCATCGCGGCGGCCACGGCGCGAAACTGCTGGCGCATGAACTCGGCGTAGGAGCCGCCCACGTCGGCCGGCTGCGAGAACTTCACGTCCTCGCCCGGTTCGAGGATCTGCAGGGTGCCCGGCTCCAGCCCCGCCAGGGCCACCCCCGCGGCATCGGCCGGCCCTTCGCCCATCAGGGCGTCCTCCGGCTGGTCGCGGGTGACGAAGCCGGCGAACATGGCGGCGGTCTTCTTGCGCACCAGTTCCGCGTCGTCGTACTGATCGAGCTCGTTGAGCTTCACCAAGGCCCGCGCGAGCCAGGGCTCGCCGCGGATCTGCCCGGGACGCAAGGGCCGGAACAGATGCACGATCTCGGCGGCGGGCACGCGCACCGTCTCCATGCCTCCGCCACCGGACATGGGCGCGAGCAGGCCGTCCTCCGGGTGCGAGCGGTACAGGTGGTAGGCCACGCGCCGCCCGAGCCGGTCGAACTCGATGCCGGCGCGGATCACATTGCCGTTCTCGGCCAGCCGGTTGAGCGTCACGGGCAGGTGCTCGGGCTCCAGCACCTGGATCTGGAGGGCCACCGGCAAACCGTCGTCCGGCCGCCGGTAGCGCAGCCGGATCAGCGCCTCGCCGCCTTCGAGCATGGCGCGGCAGGCCAGGGCCTGGAGACCGTAGAAGTCGGTCAGCCCCTGGGCGTCGGCCTCCTCGGTCCAGTCTCGCCAGAGGGCCTGGATCGTCTCGCGCATGCCCGGGTCCTCGACCAGCGACTGCGGCTTGATGCCGGTGCCGATGGCGTTGGCCACGAAGGCCTCGATGCCGGCGGCCGCCCAGGCGTTGCGCCGGACCAGGTCACGGCTCTTGGCGCGCAGCTCCGTCTGGGTCGTGAGCAGCGCGGCCACCGCGCCGGGGTTGCCCGGCATCCAGGCGAGCGCGCGTCGCCCGAAGCCCACGCCGTCGTAGATGGGGGTCGCGCCGAAGGCGAGCTTGAGGCGGGTCCAGAAGCCCATCAAAGCTCCTTGCCCGTGGTGACCCGGATCTGGCGCACCTTGGGTCGGCCCGCCTCGCGGGCCAGCGCTGCATCCACCTCGCGCAGCGCCGCGCGCAGCTCGTCCACCGAGCGGTACTCCACCGTCTTGTCGCCGAAGGTGACCCGCCGCTCGCCGCGCGCCAATGCCCGCTCCAGCGCCTCGCGATCGGCCGCCGTGTAGGCCATCGTCAGACACCCGCCAAGGCGGCCAGCTCGATCACCAGATCGGTCTGGGCCGTGTTGCCGTTCTTGAAGGCGATGCGCACGAAGCGTCCGATGGGCCGACCCTGGACGGTGAAGGAGTCGCTGCCGTTCGGCGGCTTGTGCCAGGCCGTGTTCTCATCCGGATAGATGCCCGCTGCCGGCAGCCAACGCACGCCGTCGATCGAGCTCTGGATCTCCATGGCTTCCTGCTTCGAGGCGACGCCGCTCTTGCGGGCCAGCAGCAAGGTGTAGCCGTGCTCCTCACCCAGATCGACCGCGTCGGTGGTGACGGAGCCCCCGGCGGACAGGGCCCCCATCGCGAAGGCGGAAGCGAGGGCGGGCACGCCCGTCAGGTGCCCCGACGCATCACAACGGATGCAACGGATTTCGTCTCGACCGGTGTTCGGATTGCGGTAGGTGCCTTCCAAGATCATCTTCAGCTCATCCAACGACTCTTGACGACGGACCGGCGGCGGATGCGTCGGCCCGAAACGGCGACGCCCCCGGAGTCGGGGGCGTCTTCTGCGGTTACGGTGGGCTCGTCCTGCCCGGGTGGTGCGGCGATGCCCAGTTGTCTTTCCAGCTCGCGCCAGTGGCGCTCCTCGAAGCGGTCGAGACCGCTCGCCGCCGCGGCGGCGCGGGCGTACACGTAACAGTCCAGCGCCTCGTTGCGCTCGCGCAGCTTCTGCCACTCGCGCACCGGAAAACCGTTGCGGTCACGGCGGGTGATCAGCTGCTCGGCGCAGAGCTGCTGGACGTACTCGGCGTCGACCTTGGGCAGGTGGACGAAGCCTGGCGGGTAGATCGGTGTGGTGCCGTCGTCGGCCACATCCGCGCTCTTGCGCAGGTTGTTGTAGAACTCCAACTTGGCGATGCCGACCGCCACGCTGTAGACCTTGATGCCCCGGCGCAGCTTCTTCCCACCCTGCGAGACATCGACGGCGGTGGGCGTGCCGATCAGGGCCGCGCCGCGCGGGACACCCTTGATCGCCATCAGGCGCGTGTCACGCACGGCACGCACGAAGGCGTAGGCCTCCTGGGTGGCGAAACCGGTGTCGAGCGCGAAGCGCGCCAGCGGAACCTGGTTGCCGGATTCGTGCGTCCAGGTCTCGTCGATCAGCTCGGACAGCCGCTTCCACACCGCATCCCGCGCGGTGTCGCCCATCAGCACGCGGTGTTCGACGAGCCAGGACGCCTTGCCGCGCCCGAAGGCCCAGATCGAGGCTTCGATGCGATCCTTCTGCACGTCGGCACCGCCCACCAGCAGCAGGCCGCCCATGGGGACGGTGCCCAGCGGATAGTCCTCCCGCCGCTCGATCAGGCGCTGCCAGTCGGGCGCTTCGCCTTCCTCGACCCAGGTCTCCCCGAGCTCGGTGTTCTTGAAGGTCTTGATCGCGGCGGCGGAGCCGGACTCCTTGCTGACCGCGCTCTCCCACGCGCTCGCGATGTCGCGCCAGGAGCGCCAGCCCACCGGGCTGTAGAGCGACGAGAGATGGAAGCCCGACGTCTTGATGCCGTTCTCCGGCGCCATCGCCCGCCACTCGCCGTGCTCCAGCATCCAGGTCTTGTGATGCTCCGCGATCGGCTGGTCGCAGGACTCGCACACATAGGCCACCGTCTCCGGCCGGCCCCTCTCCCAACGCAGCTGCTCGAAGCGCAGCCACTGGCGGTGGGAGCAGTGCGGGCACGGCACGAAGTAGCGGCGCTGGTCGGATGCCTCGTACTCGCGCTCGACGGCGCTCGCTCCGGCGATGGTCGGTGTCGAGACGATGAAGATCTTGCGCCGCGCGAAGGTGCGCGTGCGCGCCTCGGCGAGCGAGATCGCATCGCCTTCGCCCTCGACGTCGAGCGGGTAGCCGTCCACTTCGTCGAGGAAGAGATACCGCACCGGCATCGAGCGCAGGCCCACGGCGCTATTCGCGCCGGTCATCACCAGCACGCCGCCGCGGAACTCCTTGGCGAGGATGGTGTTGCCCGAGTCGCGCGAGCGTGCCGGGGCGATCAGCTCGGAGAGTACCGGCGACTCTTCGATCAGCGGGTCGATGCGCTGCTTGGAGTTGCGCTTGGCCATCTCCACGGTGGGCCAGACCGCCATCATCGGCCCCGGCGCGTGGTGGATCACGTAGCCGATCCAGTTCGAGCCGGTTTCCGTGGCGCCCACCTGTGCGCCCTTCATGAACACGACGCGCTCGACCGGCGAGGTCGGCGACAGGCAGTCCATGATCACCTTGAGATACGGCGTGCGGCTGGTGCGCCAGCGGCCCGGCTCGGCCGAGGCCTTGCTGGAAAGCATCCGGTGCCGGTCGGCCCACTCGGAGACGGAGAGCAGCGGATCGGGCGTCAGTCCTTCGCGCCAGGCGCGCTCGATGGCGTCGAAGCCCTCGTAGACGAAGTCGTCCATCAATCGACGCGGACCTTCAGTTCACCGAGCTCGGCGAGGTGCTCGCGCACCGCCGCCTCCAACGCGACGTGCAGCGCGTGTGCGTCCATGCCGAGCCTGGCCGCCATCTGCGCCGAGATGCGCGCCGGCCAGTTGAGCCAAGCGTCGCGCTCGGTGCGCGCGAGCTTGAACACGTGGGCGATGGCCTGGTTGCGATCGACCAGCTCGCCCTTGAGGCGGGCGAGGCGCACCTTGTTGGTCTGCGCCTTGACCACCTCGTTGACCGTGCGCGCCTGCAGCAGCGACGTGCCGCCCGCGGGCAGCCCGGCGGCGAGGTTCGGGGCCGGATCGTCCGACACGCGCACCTTCGCGGCTTTGGCGCTCGTTCCCTCCTTGGGCGGCTCGGAGTTCCTTGCCCAGTCGCGGTCGGCCTTGTCCGGATCGATCGTGCCGTCCGCCTCGGGCGTGATGCGCCCGGCGCGAATGGCCTTGTGTACGGCGGTGTCCGACACCCCAC